GTGAACTCCCCCCGTTCACCCTGAAGTTTAGGGCCGTACCGGAATATGCCGGGTGGGGGGTCTGTGTGTGTTTATCTATTCGATTTGCTGGAATTGCATTTTCTGCAGAGCACTTGAAGGTTGGATCTGATCGTCATGCCGCCATCCGCCAGGGGCTTTATGTGATCGACGGTGAGATCGGATGTCCGGCCGCATTCGCTGCACCAGGGTTGCTCTTCTCGAAGCGCTTTGCTGATCTGTCGCCATTGGTAGTCGTATCCGCGCTGCGCACGTGTGGGCCTAGCTGCTTCTTTAATTTTTCGGTAAATCCGATCGCAGTCGTTGCATCGAGCTGCGCGTGCAATCGTTCCGCAGTCTTTGCATGGTCTAGGTAAGGCCATCGTAATCCATGAGGTATTTGATTGCCTGGCGAAGCCTGCCCGGTTGGTCTTTGAAGTATCCGAGTCCGACGTTGCAGTTGCTGCAAAGTATTCCGCGTACTTGATTTGTTTCGTGATTGTGATCCATTACGAATCTCGTTGCACTCTCTTCAATGTGGACGCCACAGATAGCGCACGAATGGTTCTGCTCTTCGAGTATCGCCTTGCGATTCTTATTTGCCTTGTGAGTAATCCTGCGATCGCTACTCCTGCAAGACTTACAAAGTTCACGCACTCCATCTGCTCTTCTTCTATCTTTGCAGAAAAGGCGCAGTGGTTTGGTTTCTTTGCATCTGGTACACGTTCTTTCAGTCGGTGTCTCCATCGGGGTCGTCATCGTAATCCGATCCGTAGAGCGCGAGTCTGTCCTTCTCCGGCAGCGATAAATATGATTGAAGCGTTGCGGTAACTGCTCGGTTAAGTAACGACTCGATCGCGTCGAATGATAAGTTATTGTCAGTCGTCATGTCAGTGTGAACGTCGCCGATGCTTATTGTGATGTTCAACATGTGACTGCCCCTTTTGTTTCGGGGATGGTTGCATCTGCTAGCGCAAGCGTATCAGAGTGAATTGACAATTGCGTCAATTTGTCATTCATGATCGTGCCTTGATAATTGCTGCGATGTCATAAAGACTTCCTCTTCTCTGGATGTCATTCTTTTTTATCGTTCTATAAACTTCGCGCTCTGTAATTCCTAGCCACATCGCAATCGCTTCAACATCGAGATAGAAGGTTTTGCTCGGGTTACTCATTGCCAATGCTATCAACCGGAGCACCGTCCATTGTTGCTTGCATCCGAAGCATGCAACTTCGGCCGTTAAGTTATCGGCGTCGATCACCACGTACTTCCTGCAGTCGTCTGTCGGACATGGGATTCGCCGGGGCTGTTCCGAGAAGCGCTTGGCTGCAGCTCTTCCTTTGGCATGCATGATCTGAATTTCGTGGGCGAAGTCTGCTGCCCATTCCTGTGCGAGTGACCAGTCCAGATGCGTCAAGTGAAAGGTTGCGCTTGCCAAGACTTCGCCTTCTGTGGTTGCTTCCTTGATCAACATCGCAGGAGGCGTGAGCTGTCTGGTGAAACGGATCGTGGATTCCCAAGCGTGAAGGGTTCGAAGGAGTTCCGTCGCCATCGTGAAATCCAAAGCTGAGACGTTGATGCCAATGCTGCGCTCGGTGCTGGCTGCCCCTGATCCTGTCCGAGATGGGTGAAGAAATTGTCCGGCTTCTTTGTGGAGCTGTGGAAGTTCTGCGATCTGGTTGCGGACTTTGGAGGCGCATCGGTTGCAGACTCCTGGTCGCTCGGTCTTCTTGCCGCAGATTGTGCAGTCCATCAGAACGGTATCCCTTCGCTCTCGAGCTGTGGCTTCTTCTTTCTGTTCCAATAATCGGGGATTTCATCTTCGGCCGGTTCTTGCCCTTTGAATCTGAATATCTCTTTCGTCCGGCTGCAGCTGTGGCTGGCCAGAATGAGTGAGTTCTTCCCCTGGCTTCTCTGGATGGCGTTCAGCGATCGCAGCGCTGCTTCGAATGATACGGCCGTCCTATGTAGTTCGAATGTTCGGCTTCCCTGGATCCGTTTGATGATCTCTTCTTGGATGGTCAAAGTTCCGGGGTCGAGACTGATCTGAAATCCGACGGCCAACCCTTCCCAGATAAGTTTTCCACAGCCTGTGCAAAATAAAGGAGTGAAGTTTGAATCTTTCATTTATTCTGTTCCTTTGGCTGCTGTTCCACTGTTCCGCGTTCCCCCTTATAGGGGGGGAACAGCGGAACAGTTTGGTCGCTCTTGCCCTGCCGTTCTGCGGAACGGTGCGGAACGGTGCGGAACGGCGGAACAGTTAAGTTATCCACAGGCTGCTTACTCCGCTTCCCATGTGTTGACGTCGCCGATCATGAATTGGTTCTTGAATTTGTAGAGATACTTCTGGCCTTGCTTCCTGAATTCGACAAAGCCGCCGGAGATGAGATGCTCCAATGCTTGCCCTAGTTCCTGATTGCCGATTTCGATTCCTTCTTGTCGCAGGCCTTTGCGGATGTCGTTCTGCCCCATCTCATTCCCCATGCGTTCAAAGAAGTTAGATATTTCCTGAAGCTTCTGTTCTTTCGTGGTCACCACGATCGTGCCGCCGCTAATCGTGACGGTGATGGTTCCATCCTTGTTGCTCTTCAAATTGGCGACGCCGAGGTCTTTGGCGTCCTGGCAGATGGCGCGGACAAATCCTGGCCGGTCTTTGGTTACTTTAAGATTCAGGCAGCCGTCCAAGCCCCGACCGAATGGCATCGCCACGTCGACTGCGATCGCGACGCCGTCGATATCGGCTCTCTTTGCCTGTGCTCCGATGGCGTAGTTGCCCCGGGTGTCCTTGCTCTTCGTGACGTGGTCAATGGTGAGAATGCAGGCGTTCTCCATGCGAAGTGGGCGAAGGATGAGCTGCGAGAAAGTCGTCGCGTCCTTGTTCTTCTCAAGGTCGAGGCCGAGCAAGTTCATCGCTGCGTTGACGCCGTCGATCACGATTAGGCTCGGTTTGTGGATCTGGATCTCGCTTTGAATAACTTCAACGATGCCCCTGGTGATTCCTTCGTCCGGGTTTGCGTATCTGAAATGTCGCAGCCCTTCTGTGGCCACCCCCATCGTCTTGAGGCGGCCTTTGATTCCGCGAGCGCTGTCTTCGAAGTCCAAATAAAAGACGCAGTTTTTCTTTGCTAATTCTTGGCGCACCGCTTCGATTGCAATCCAGGTCTTGCCGCTTTCGCTTTCACCAAAGATGGCATTTATCTTGTTTGCATAAAGGATAAAGTTTCCGTCTTCGCGCTTGAGAATGGATGGCCCTGGTTCATCTTCTAGAATCATGTCGGTGATGTCCTGTGGGATCCACGAGCTCGTTGCTATCTCTTCGTTCTCATCGTGGAGCTGCACGTGGCTCGGATTGTGGTTTTCTATCTGCTGCCAATCGGTGCGCAGTTCCGTCCTGGCTCCGAAGCCCTGCGATCGCAGATGAGCTGCTGCTGCTTTGAAGTCGCCCCGATGTTCTATCTGGGTGTAGGCGGCAAATTTCGAGTAGCTGCTCTGCGCTTCAAAGATGGTCGAGGTGCTGAAAACGAAGAGCTTGCCGTTGCCGTTGAAGTTTGTCGTCGCCGATATGCCTTCGGTCTTGCCTGGACGCCGCCAGGCTGTTGCTTCGCCCTTCTGATAAACCTTTGTCCATCCGAGTGGTTCGAGAATGCTCTCCCAGGTAACGGTTTCGTTATAAGCATCCCCGGGCGTCTCGATGCCGTCCTTGCGTGGCTTCGTCTCTTCTTCGATCCATTCGGCCTTCGGTACTTCGTCATAAAGGGCGAAGTATTGGTGAATAATCTCGCGCTCTGCGATCGTGAAGGTTGGAATGTTCTCGATGGATCCTGCGCTGATCTGCCAGGGGTTGCCCGATGGATGGCACTTGCCGCCCGATGGCGCTGTGATCACGAATCCGCCTTCGCCGCGTGTTTCGGCCAGGCATCCGCCGTCTTCGCCGGCTGCCTGTGCGATCTTCGTGTTGCCTGGCACTTTGGCATCGCTGATCCGGTAGAGCCAATGAATGCCGCCCGATGGGGTTGTCTCCATGTAGCCGTTGACGAGCTTTGTCCAAAGGTGGCCATGCTCGCTGCTCTCGAATATCTGCCTGAGCTCGATGTGAAGTTTCTTCGCGACGGCCCTGCCTTCGAGTTCCAACATTTCAAGATTGCCGGATACGGATCCGCAAATAATGCCGACGCCGTCTTGCTTCTTTCCGAACCAGCCCATTAATTCTTCGGGTGTCGGTAGGCGCTTCTGGTAAGTCGTCCATGATGGCAATCCGGGGCGTTTGGATCCGTCAGCTGCAACTGGAACGGCGCAGATTCCTGCTGCTGCAAATCGCAGCGCTGTGGTGAGTATCTGGTCGCTCATACGAGGCTCTCTAATTTGCTATCGATGTCCTCTGCCGCATACTTCTGCCAGCATTCTTTATTTCCGTATTCGGATTGCTCTTCGTATATCTCTTTCAAGCGATAAAGCGTATCGATATGCTCGCTTCTCTTTGCTTGCTCGACTGCATCTGTTTTCTGTTTTTCCCAATAATCGACAATTTGTGAGCAATAGTAAAAGGTTCCAGTTACGGTTTTGAGACCGTTGAAGTCTTGCTGAATTTTTATTTCGTTTGGATTAATATCAGAGATATCGGGGGCGTATCGCATGAATGTTGATATGCGGTTTTCAATCGTCCTTTGCATCTGCTCAATGGCAAATTCTTCAGGTAGCGATGGGTGGAAATGCATCAACTCTCCCCATTTACGAATTGCTACGGTTATGCTGCCATCTGAATCTTGCGCTTGTTGTCGCAGTGTCATGTCTTGTCGCAATTTATCTAAGTCGATCTTAATTTTCATTTGTTCCCCCTATTTCAAATTCTGGCCAGTACCCTTCGCGATCTGTTTTCTCAATCCATCGCTTTGCATCTTCGTGTCCTGCGATCGCTTGTTCCTTTGTGCTGTATCGCTGGCATCCGATATCTGCGCCATTATTTTGTTCATCAAATATCATCGTTTCAAATATTAAAGGCGGCCCATCTCCGTATTGATGGTTAAGTCCAAGCCATACGGTTGAAATTAAGAAGCGTCCGTCTTGTGTTCTTGCAATAATTCTATTTTCAATTTCGCCCCAGGTATCTAGCCATTGCGCATGCGTTATTGGTTTGCCGTCTTGATCGAAGTAGCTCATTCTGAATCCTCTTCTTCTGGATCCTGAATGTATCGGGCGCGGACAATGGCTCCGCCAAGTCGAAGGCCCTCCTGGAAGCCATGTTCTCGTTCCTCATAGCGCATGCCGCTTATGTGTTTTTTTCTATTCTGCCATTTCTGAATCTCTTCAATAATGTCGTCGAGCACTTCATTGATTGCTTTGTCCTGATCCGTCATTTCTTACCCCCCTAGTCGATTCCATTGCATTGGCTCCTGCTGGATCCTGGTGATCAATAATCACAAATCCTTGCGCTCGCAAATGCTCGACTATTCCCTTTGCCAGTCTTGCTGGTGTATCGGGTAAGCCGAACTCGTAATATCGCCACAGCCATGCAGCGATCTCTGCTCCTGCTTCTTTCTTCATGCGCGTGTGATCGGATTCGAACCGATCCGCTTCCCCTACGGCCGCCTGGCCCACGCTCCACCCCCGGGTGGAAGGTTTTGCCCGAGAAGTTTCTATCTTATAGCGGCTTTGCTCCGAGCTGGTTAAGCAGCGCGAGAACTTCTGGTGAAAGTGCATCGGCTGTTACCACTTGCTTTGGTTCTGGAGCTGCTGCCGGCGCTGGCGTTGCCGGTTCGCGGCCCACCGCAGCTGCTACGAAGGCGTTTGCCTTTGCCAAATCAGCCGGGTTGCCTGTTGCATCGATCAGGATCCAGGGCGCTGATTTGCCTGGCTTCGCTGTTCCCTGCCCGATGCGAGCGAGCACCTTTTGGCCGATTTTATTTTTCAGTGCGTTCTTGAGTGCAACGTTGAAGAAGAGAAGTTCTGAATAAATCTCTCCGGTGTCGATGTTGATTACTCGAACTTCGACCGCATCTGTTTCGCCATGCACTGTATTGATGCTGGTTTTATATTCGGTTGGTTCAATGATCAGCAATTGATTTGCGAGATCTGCGACCTTTGGCTGGTCGCCGCCTTTTGCTAGTTCCGAGAATGTCATTCTCGTTCCCCCTTTGTCTTGGTATTGCTTGGCTGTTGGTTTTCCAACTCTGTAGGCGGATTGCTTTCCGCTATCTCCTTTGCGATGTCCGAGATTGTCTTCTCGATCATGGCGTGGTGTCTCCGTTGCATGCTTTGGATAAATCTGTGCTGAATGGTTGGAAATAAGGACAGTAATTGCAAAGCCTATCGGGGCTTGCTGGAATTAATGGCCAAAGTTCCGGGCTGTTCTCTACGTCAACAGTCGAAAGTAATCCGTAGACGGTGTCGAGTCTGGCGAGCGCTTGCAGTGCAACGGCTTCGTCGTAATCGTGAAGCTCGACATGCATGTCGTCGAGGCTGCCAGAAGTGGGCAGATAAACGAGTGCGACTTGCTTCACTTCTGCGCCTTCTTGTGCCTTGCCGTAGCCGTAAAGCTGCACTTGTACGAGCTGCTGCGCTGTTGCTCCCTCTTTGCGTCGCTTATCCAGGCCTGTGTTGCCTGTGGTTTTCCAATCCATAACGATGCCGCGTCGCTTGTCGTAAAGGTCAATGGTTCCGGTTAGGTTCGCCCGGATCGTTACCTTCTGTTCGACTTCGAAGTCTTCGAGCTTGCCGAAGATTTCCGCCAGGTGCGCATGGATCGCTGTGCCAACCTGCGCCGCCCAGTTTCCGCCGCCGGGGATCTCGTTTGCCTTATCCCAGTCGAGAAGCTTGTAGGCGATGCGCCTTGTGCATTCGTGTCCGATTTCGGATGGGCCGATGTAGACCTGCTTCGATCTCGGTGTCCATGTGCCTGCCTTCGTGATGATTGCTGCTAATTCATCGCCGAGTGCTTTGCCTGGTGCGTGCGGTGATACGAACATCTATTCGTCGTCCTCTTCGTCGTCTTCGTATGGCGTGAAAATTGGCGGCTCTGTTATTCCTGGGTTTGGGATGATCGTGGGAAGGCTCATTCTTGCTCCACGATCGTAAACCGACGGCTGATCGAAACTGTTTCTAGCGCTTCGATTACTTGCTCCGGAAGGATTTCCCTGGCTCGCTTTGTGTCAAAGCGCCGGCTTTCTACTTTTGTCCATCTGATCACCGGTCGATTTTGATACATCGCAAGTTCGGCATCGCCCATCGCTGCTTCAAGATGCGATCGTGCTACGTCTGCGATCTCGCTCCACTTCTTCGCTTCTTCCTGAGCTGCTTTGTATTGGCGCAGCCATTGCCCGACGCTTTCGTCAAAGTCGACGACGCCATGTTCTATTTCCATTGTCATGCCTTCCCCCTAATACCAGCCGTAGCCGGTTTTGTTTTTTTGTTGTTTCCAGTGAGTCCAAGCTGCGCAAGGGCCGCCGGATCCGTATCTGCGTCCGATGTAGGCTAAAGCTGCGATCGTCTGGCTCACTCTGGATTCAGGGTGTCGCATCCCTAGATTTTTGTATGTGCCGGCAAGGAGTTGCCCCACGCCCTTTGCTGAGCTTTGTGGGTTATTGACGGATTGCCACGCGCTCTCCTTGCCGATTAATTGCGCGAAGCATTTGTATTGCTGTGGCTGCAGCAATTCTCGGGCGAGCAGTTTTGGATCCAGATGTTGCATCGGTGTCCTCTGCTCAATAATGACCGGCGATTTTGCCGGGGCTGGTGTTAAGGCTGCCGCCGCGATCGTGCTGGTCACCGTTGAGATTCCAATGATGAAGATAAATCGGCGGATGGTGTATTTCTGATCTGGTTTGATTGGTCTTCTCGCTTTCTCGCCTTGTTTGCTTCAGTGAAGATCCGATAAACCTGGGTCACTCTGATGCCTACTTTTCTGGCGATTTCGTCTGTCGAGATTCCTTGATTGCGCAGTTTGATAATGCGTTCTTGTCGTGCCTTCTTCTCATCGCGTTTCAAGTTCTGGCCCCTCTCGGACGGCGTCTTGCCGCCCCAGATGCCATGTGGGATCTCTTCTTTGATGGCGTATGCCAAGCATTCCTTTCTTTCGATACAAGCTCCGCATATTCTGCGAAGATTTGGGAGGCGCTCTGCCTCTTCTGCCTTCCCTTCTGGGAAGAAATAATCGGGATCTTCGTAATTGGCGCAGGCCGCATTTTCGAAGAGCTGCACAAATGGTAAGTGCTCGATGGTTCTAATCATGGCGCTGAATCCATTGCTCTAAATTTTCAACAACCCAGGCCTTCTCGATGCCTGCATTGCGTCTCTTAATTATGACGTATGCCGGCGGCGTCTGCTCTAGGCCCCTGGCCTTTGCATAGTTGTTTGCTTCGGTCGTTGCTTCTTCCCAGAATTCCGGTAGCGAGATGCTCTTTCGGTTTTTCAATTCCAAGATGTAAGTCTTGCCGGCGACGACGGCCACGATGTCGCCTTCATCTTTGCTACCGGCTTTAGTCAGGCGCTCTGCAATCGCTCCAACGGATCGCAGCCATCGCATCACATCTGTTTCGAAGAGTGCGCCTTTGCGTCCGTTTGGATTTGCCATTTATTTCACGATCTCCAATCGTGGCGTCGTCGGTGTCTTCATCGCTCGCACTGTGATCAGGATTTGTTCTGCCAAGTTCAAAGCTTCATCTGTATCCATCGATGCAATCAGGATCGCTGTCGGATTGAGTTCCTCCCGGTGTTTTGCATAGCGATCGAAACCTTCAGGTGTTTTCAAATTTTCGACTTTTCCATAAACGGCCAAGTCTGCAATGTAAGCGCTGTCGACTTCTCTGCCTGTTTCCTCTAATAAATCGAGGACCGCATCTCGTTCTTCGAGATAAATCGCAAGACGACCTTCGTTGCCATGAACTGAAAATAAAGGCTCGGAGTGGTTCATTTGCGGATCGCCGTTGCGATCTTGTGTTGCTTGTTTTCGTATCGCAGAGCTGCGCGAATGTCTTGTTCTATTGGATCGTTTTGCCACCGAAGTAAAAGCGCCGTAATGCATCCGGTCGTTGCGATGCCGGCTCCGATGATGAGATGTAGCTCCATCTGGTTCCCCCTGGGTTCTTGTGGCCTTGTGGCCTTGTCGTGGCCAATTGTGGGGCCTGGCTCTCCGTTCTGCCATCCGCCACGCCGTTTACTATGGATCTCTCGGCTTGCGCCTGGGGCCAAAACTGCCCAGAGGATGCCCGACCATTTTTACTATGGATCTCTCGGCTTGCGCCTGGGGCCAAAACTGCCCAGAGGATGCCCGACCATTTTTACTATGGATCTCTCGGCTTGCGCCTGGGGCCAAAACTGCCCAGAGGATGCCCGACCATTTTTACTATGGATCTCTCGGCTTGCGCCTGGGGCCAAAACTGCCCAGAGGATGCCCGACCATTTTTACTATGGATCTCTCGGCTTGCGCCTGGGGCCTGGGCCCAAGCTGTGGATAAAACCCACAGGATTCAGGCGTGTCTTTGTCTGGTCATTTGTCTTGACGTATGGCAAAGTTCTCTTATCGGCAAAGAGCGAATGTCTCAGCCGGTGGGGGGTAATAAAAATGTCAGTTACAAAGTTTGAGTTCAATGTAAATGATGAAGCACCAATGAATGAAAAAGCAATGAAGTTTATCGATTCACTTTGTTATGTCTGTGGTCGTGCACTTGGCAAGAAGCCATATCACTTCGAAGTTAATTCAAGCTGGATGTTAATTGTTCCTGGTAGCGATAGTGCAAATTCACAAGGCTGTTTTCCAATTGGTCAATCTTGCGCAGACAAGTTTGCACCTGAATTGCTAACACGATGGGGTGCATAATGCGTAGCAACAATCCACTTATCTCATCTGCAAAGGTGCGCGGCTTGATCAAGAAGAACGGCATCCGTTATGTCGATTCAACTGAGGCGCTTTATGGATGGCGTTCTGCAGCTGGTATCAATGTCTGGCAACTTTGCGACACGATCTATCTTCGTTCTTATGGAACTGACGAACAGCAAGCTGCATTGGTTTCCAAGTTAAACGAGGCCCTTCTCCCCTTTGGCCTAGTCATCGTCAAAGTCAGCAATTCGACAAGCATGCACATTGAGGCGGTCGCATAATGTTTAATATTGAGAAAGTTGAAAAAGGCGTTTATCGCTATCGCGGAGTTCATATCTTCAAACGTGATTATCAGGGTTTCAGTTACAAGTATTCGACCCGCACTGACAGATTCTGTCGTTCCGATTCTTCATATCCGGTAGCGTTGAAACGCATCGCTTCTAAGATTGATCAAGATATCGATTGCAATGGTGGAGTCGTTGATGCTCAAGGTTATATCGTTTTTGATTCTCGCACAAAGGTTGGAGCTGATCATGAATAAGCCCCAGATGAAGGTTGCCGGTCTTCCTGATTGCGATGCCTGCGATGGTCGCTGGCAGGCGCTCTACAAGCGTCAATATCAACATCCAAATGGCGAGCGCTACTGGATGAATGTCTGCGTCTTCTGCGCTCGCAAGAATTGGGATTTCGAGGTGAAGTCATGAGCCATGTTTCGTTCTTTCGTGAATGTGCAATTTGTGGCCGAGGAGCCACTCTGGTTTATCGCTGGTATCGATATGACAATGGCGATCAGGAACGTGTTCCGGTTTGCCCTTACTGTGCAGATGTTCATTCTTCTATAGTGAAAGGTAAGAAATAAATGGGTGCAATGAAAGCAATTTATACGGATGTCTGCGATGCCATGTATACGGCATCTCATAATCTCCTGGAAGCCGTCGAGTCCGGCGATGCGAAGCTCATGGAGGCGGTGCTTGTGAATACCCTGGCTTCGCTGCCTTCCTATCTCGAGGCGCTAAGGAGCACAAAGTGAGAATGGATCCGAAGTTTGTGCGTCGTCGTCGCGCTGTGGCGATCGTGATCGGCTTGCTGGTGCTCAGCCTGTTCACGTATGCCACTCGCGATCTCTGCTGGACTGGGGCTGGCTATGGCTCCTGTGAAGCCATGATCGACGAGGTGATTGCCAATGGCTAAGAAGATGCGTTCTGTCCGGGTATCGGACTCCCTGTGGGCTGCTGTAAAAGCCAAAGCTGCAGCTGACGAGAAGTCGGTCAGCGAAGTGATCGTGGATGCTCTGAAGGCCTACATTCGATGAGCTGGTGGAATGTTCCCATCGGCCTTGTTGCCGGCCTGCTGGCCCTGGCCTATGGCCGCCGGATCTGGTTCTGGTCTGCCTTTGGCTTCGCCTTCGGCCTGTGGTCTTTCCTGATCGTGCTGCTGCCAAAGAAAGAGCTGCGCGTTCCTACTCTTCCCGGTTGGTTCCTGGTCTTCTGGGGCAATCGGGCAATTGCGAAGGAGATGCGATCTATCCGGGATCCATCCGATCTCCTTTAGCAAGAAATACCCCCCATCGCCTGTTTCCTGGCTGTGGGGGGTGTTTTTATTCTTTGAGCGCCCTGGCGATTCCTTCTTCCAGGCTAATCTTTGGCTCGTAAATCTGCAGCATCTTCGTGGGATCGCCTACTCGATATTCGACGCCTGTTGGCCTGCCTGGGTGCTTCTTAATCGGGGCCAGGTATCCCTGCGCCAACATGATCATCTCTGCGAGCTGAATAAATGAAGTTGGTCGCCCGGTGCAAAGGTTCAAGGTTTGGATGTCGTTTGTGATCGCTTCGAATGTTCCTGCCACCACGTCGTCGATGTGAATAAAGTCGCGCACTTGCTCGCCGGTTCCCCATACTTCGAACGGATCCTGTTTGGCCTTGCCGCGTGCGATCAACGATGGGAATGGGTAATCGAGCGCCTGGTCGCTGCCGTAGCCGCTAAATGGGCGCAGAATGTGGACTTTGATGCCTTCTGCTCTGGCGTATCTGGCCAGGGTTTCGCCGGTCAATTTCGCCCATCCGTAGCTGAAGTCTGGGGTTCGAATGTGGTCGAGATTGATGTCGCCTTCTCGAAGTCGTTGCTGGTAGGCGGCTCTTTGCAGGTAGATCGGGTAAGCCGCCGAGCTGCTGTAATAGACGAGGTGCTTCGGTTTGGTTCTTACGGCCCACTGGAACATGTCGCTATCGATCGCCAGGTCGCTGGCAACGGCCAAAGGGTTCCCTTCGATCGTGGCGCGGCCGCCGACAATGGCGGCGAGGTGAATAACGACGTCGTATCTGGTGTCGTCCTTCTTGAAGAAATCCCTGCAATCGATGCCGTTTGCGATGTCGATTCCGGTGATCTCATGGCCTTTGCCGTCGAGCGCTCTGTGGAAGGCGCGGCCAACGAAGCCGGCATCTCCTGTGATAAGAATTTTCATATGAGCCATTCTGCCAGGTATTTGTCGCTGCCTGTTTCGGCCTTTGCCGTTGACTGGTCAATGCTGAAATGGAAGCGGTCATCTGCTTCAAGGGCTGCCCCGATGTGGTGCAGGGTCGCCTTCTTTGCGATCGGGAATGGGCGGCGCTTGCTCTGGCCTTCTGTGGGGGTTTCGTAGCTCTCATCGTGGATCAGGGCGCTGTCCTTGATCAAAGGCCAAATGTGGGCTGCTAGCCAGTCCTGATCGGCGGTGTAATAATCGCCTGGTTCTGGTGTTTCCAAATCTGCCGGGATTGCGCTGGTACGAGCTGCAAACATGCCGGCGCTGATCTGGTAATTGTGGCCTGTGGGGTGATCTTTCATAATGTGGAAATCGAGGCCGCTTGCCAGAAACTCTTCGTGTGCGATCCGTTCCCGGTGCGTCAGTCTGGCGTCTGCGTCGCGGCTTAGAACGACGTCAAATTCTGGGTCTATCAAGGCCTGAAATCTCCAAAGTTTGGCCCTGTGGTCTTCTGGCCCTAGCTGCTCTTCGAGCTGCACGTGGGGAAATAGGCGAAGGGTTTGTTTGATGGATTCTGGAACCGATGCCCCGGTGTAGAAGCGCAGGGTGTATCCCTTAAAGTGCCGCGTTGCCAGAATTGCGTTCTTGATCGCGCCGATCGTGTATCGCTCTTCGCTGCCATATAGTGAATATGCTATAAGTTGCTTCATTGCTTTAGTTTGCGCTTGAGCAATTCGTAGGCTTCGCTCTGGATGTAGTTCTGATAAGCGAGCGCGTCGAATGAATAGACTTCGGTTGCGTTTACTTCCTTGTATCCCTCATCCCATTCGGCTTTGCCGGCGATCGGATGCATGTGCTCTACAACGACGGCGTCGATGTAAGTCAGCGCTCCTAAATCCTGGCCTAGTTTCTTCCAGAAGTTGTCGAGGTACAAATGCTTCATCTTTGGCGGAACCATTCCATCGAGCGCTTTTACGATGTCGCTCGTCATCGCGATCATGGTTGGAAGTCGTTCCCCCTGGAATAAATCATTCGCGTAGGCCATCGACGGTCGCCTTTGCATTGACTGGATAAGAATGCCATCCCATCCGTCTGTGCGTGGGCGGTGGTCATCGCCGAGGAAAGCGAAGTATTTATATTCGTTCTTCTTTGCGATCGCACTGGCTGCCTTGTTGATTGGGTAAGCCATGCCCCGGGTTTCGTTTTGAATTGTCATGCACTTGTCTGCGCCTACTTCGTATTCGTAGGCATCGTGCTCTGCATCGTTTGCGTCAATAACGAAGAGAATGTCTGAATGTGTGGAAAGTCGATCGTGCTCTGCTAATAGTTCGACTGCATTGCGTGGGCGTCCTCTGGTTGGTACGAGGATGATCATCTCTTTCATTTATCGAAGGTCGCAATCTCGCCGGCGATGCTGGCGTAGGCGGCCAGATCGATAAAGGAGTCCAGGGTTTCTGTTTCCATCAATCGTGCGACTTTAACGAGCGCCATGCATATCGCCACTTGCTGTGGGGTTATCTGGTGTTCAAGATATGTCGTCCATAAGTCTGCAATTCTGCAGTGGTTAATTCTTGGATCGCCATATGTTTGCTGGCGGTCTTTGGCTGTGAGTCGAGCTGCTTCTTGAAGAATATCCCCCCGATTCATCGACTACTTTGCTCCGCGTCCGAATTCGGTTGCTTTTGGATCTATCGCCTTCAAGATTGGGCCGGCGACTGCTGCGATTCCTGCTGCAAGGTATTCCTTCAGTGGGCGGTTTGGATCTGCGAGATAAAGAGCTGCGATTGCTGCTGCTCCTGCTCGCAGGTAGGTCATTGCAATTGCTTCGAGCTTCTTGCTATCCATTTGTGATCTCCTTAAATTTAGGGCGGCCAAATCCTACGATAAATACTGGCAACGATGGTCGAACCTTGCCGCGATTCTTCTTCTTAAATGCTCGGATCTTCTTGCAGACTTCGCCGCCGTTGCGCTGGTCGCCCTTCTTGTCCGGGCTGGTGTTGCCTTCTACGGTCGTTACGGTTCCGTCGCCGTTATTGCTGATCACGATTCCAACATGTGAAATGCGATCGAGCGCATCTCCTGGGAAATCAAAGAAGACGATATCGCCTGGCTGTGGGTCTGCTGCGTCTGCAATTGTCCAGGCGTTCTTGTCCATGAAGGCTGTGGCTCCTGCTGGCGTGTATGTGCAGTTTGGAATCTTGACGCCTGCCTGCTTTGCCACCCAGTTGACGAATGCTCCGCACCAGGGCTGCTTTGCCTTCTGATATTTCGTCTGGTTATCTGCTGGCCCTTCGATATAGCCGATCTCTGCTTGCGCTACTTCAAGAAACTTGTCGAGTTGGTTCACTTCTTCCCCCTTCTTGATGTTTGATTATCTAGCAAAATTGAATATATTTCATCAATTCTTAATTCTAGACGGTTGACTTGGTCTTTTACGCTGCCGCCGCCGTTTGGCTTTAATTCTGCCAAATAATGCTTTACGAGCCATCTGGTCATTGCGACGAATGCTCCGCCGATCGTAAGAAGTGAAACGGCCAGAGCTGCGTAATCCTGCGCGTTCATAATCCGATCGCCATCACCATCATCGTGACGGTTCCCGATGCTGTAATGCCCCAGATTCCGTTTGCCTTGTTCTCGATCGTGAGCTTGTCGCCGTTATCCATTCGGTATCCGGTGCTGGTCGTCACGTCGCTGTTTCCTATGAAGCATTGGCCGCTTGATGAATGAAGGACGACGGTTTCGGCTTCTGCCGTCGCGTCAACGAGCGCCGTTGCTGTGGTTCCTACGGTGACTTGCCGGGTGCTGATTCCCATTGATCTCTCCTGGTTTCTTCTGGATCCCCGATGCTTCTACTTCGTCGACTGCGTCATCGATCGTCCGGGTTGGTTCCCGGGTGCAGTCGCCTTCCTGGTATCCCATTAAAGGGCGGCAATCTCTTCTTCTGTGAGGCCTAGAGCTGCGAGTTTGGCTCGAGCTGATGCTTTAGCAGCCTCAGCTGCAGCGATCGCAGCCTCTTCTTCTGCCTTCTTCTCGGCTGCTAACTCTGCCTGATAAGCAAGTTCAGCAACCTCGGCATCGGTCAATTCAATGATCGACTCTTCGCCTGTCTCGCAGTTGATGATGATTTTAGTTGGATTAGGCATTTTTTACTCCATATAGGTAGGCGGTTGTAAACTCGGCAAAATTACCAGTTTCAGGATAAAGAGTAACTTGTGTAATGGCTGAACTGCTAGACCATAAGCCAGCAGCTAAGGTTGCATAGGCAGTTGTCGCATTGTTTTCTTGTCCAGCGTCTGCACTTACAGATTTATTGTTAGAACCAGCATAATTAGGAATATAGATTTCTGCATTTGTAAAAGTGCTGGCGGTTTGAGAGGTCGAGTTAATACCAGCCGCCAAAGTCATATATCCAGCAGTTCCACTTGTAGTAGATGCGGCGGCTGCGCCTGTGCCATATAAATAACGTTGAGAATAACTTGATGAAGAACCATTAAAGCGCAATTGCAACCAAGGCGCACCTGTGCCCGTAGTGCGCACAGAAGTTTTAATTACAAGGTCTGTGTATGTTCCTGCGATGCTTGTAAAGTCAATAGAAGCCGCCCCACCTGCCCCAACTGTGCTAGATGCGATTAAGGTAAATGTATTTGGCATTATGCGCTCGCGATTCCGTAGAGGGTAAAGGTAGAGCCAGCGCTCATAGAACCGCTGTCTGTAAAAATAGCGACAGAAGTAATCGCATCGGTGTTGCGCCATAGTCCAACTGTGGCATCTAAGCCACTTCCTGCGTTATTCGCCCGCGCTAGATAAGTCTTAAATACCTGCCCATTAGAGTAATTTTGTATGCTTACTAAAATGTTTTCTTGTGGGTTTTCCGTTGCTATCGTGTCAATATAACCTGTGTTTGTATTTGTGGCTCGGCTAGATGTCGCACTTGAACCGCTACCTGATAAGCGAGTGCGCGAATAAATAGAACTAGAATCTCCATTAAATCTTAAATATGTGTTTGCAACTGAAGAATTAAAAATAGAGCATACAAGAACTAGGTCTGTGTAAGTGCCAGCAATAGATGAGAAGGTCACGTTGCTTTGTGCGCTTCCTAGCGTTTGTGTCGCTATCGGGGTGTAAGTGCTTCCTGCTGGCATTTGTTACCCCTTTATCCCGTAAAGTGCGAAAGCTGTATTTGATGCATAATTAACACCATAGGAAATTGTAATCGAAGTGATGGCTGCGGTATTTAGCCAAAGATTAGACTCTAAAGCGATAACTCCTGAACCATTAAAATCAACGCCTGATAAGCATCGCACAGTTTTGTATTTATTGGTGTTTGTATAATCTAAAACGTCAATAATCCCACCAGCAAATGAAGTTGTACTTAAAGCCAACTGACCTGATTTTGCCCAGTTATTACCTGTATTGGCTGTGGCTGCTGCACTTGCGCCAGTTCCATACAAAGCGTGATAGGCATAATTAGCGCCTGTATCAGAATTAAATTGAACGCGAACGCTGTCGGTGCTGTTGCCAGTACCCGACTGACTTATCGAGCGGATTTGTAAATGCTTGAACGTACTAGGAATTGACGAAAATGTCCCGCTGCTTGAACCGCCTAAACTTAATGTCGCTATTGACTCATAACTCGTGGTTGAGGCGGCTACGCCCCCGAACATTCCATAACCTCTAGCTGAGGCGTTAGCAAGTGTGCTGATAAGTGGCATTGCGATCCCCCTTAAGCGAACTTGGTCTGTGTCTCAAGCACTGTATAAGTCGGTGTTGCAGCAGTCTTAATAATTGTGAAGGTGTAGGCATCAATAGCTGAGGCATTGCCAGCGCTAATCGCAGCAGGAACCTTTGGGGTAACTGTGGTGCCGTCAATTTGAATCACATTTGGATAATAAGGTGTTGCACCATTGGTATTGAGCCATACCACAGTGATTGCATCGCCTACTGCTAACGCTGAACTGAGAGTTGCTCCGCTTGAATAACGGAAGTTGAGAGTGTGATTCGCAGTTGCATTTGAGGTGTAGTACCACACCGATGCGGTGGATACATCAAAGTTGATTGTGCCTGTGGCGGCAGAGGCAACCACGTTTACGTCTTCTTCGATTCCTCTTACGATCGCGTCAGTAATCACTGGGCTAGTGAGCGTCTTGTTTGTGAGCGTGTCTGTGGTTGCGCGGCCTACGAGCGTGTCGGTCGAAGTTGGAAGCGTCAAAGAGCCGGTGTTTGCGATCGTGGAAATGACTGGCGCTGTGAGCGTCTTGTTGGTCAGAGTCTGGCTGCCGGTCAAAGTTGCAACGGTGGAATCAATGGCAACGGTTGGAATTGGCCCGGTTGCGCTGGTGATGCTGATCCCAGTTCCTGCCGTCAGAGCTGTTATATCGCCGGTTGCTCCAACCCATGCGGATCCGTCATAAACTTCGAGGCTGTTTGTGTCCTGGAGATAGGAAACCATGCCCTCTGCCAATACTCCGCTTAGGGCTGTGGTTCGAGCTGCTGAAGACGCGAAAACCATCACCGTCTGCTGCATCAGGTATGTGTTGACTTGCGCTGCCGTCAGCACGTCTCCTGTTGCGAATAATTTGTAGCCTGCTCCTGCCATGATTTCTCCTTGTTAGTAACTGAGAACGCCTGCGACGCCCAGAATTCCTTGCGATGTGCTATCTAGAATAAATGCCTGGATGATCGGTTCGCTGGTCAATATCTTAGTGGTGAATGTTGTCCTTGTAATGTCATGCTGTAAGCCCTGAACGAATAATTCGCTGGTGATCGATGTGGATCCTGGCATCGTCTTTGTAACGTTGACCAGGTCGAATATCTCCAGATTAATGCCTGCGATGTTTCTGGCGACCTGTCCGTCGTCGACCAGATTCAGGGTCATTGAATCAATGCGAAGGGTTGCATTCTTGCGTGCTTGCAAGATCATCGTTGCCTGGTTTAGCGATTCCGTATCTGTTTGCACCAGGATGCCGGTTCTGGCTCCTGAATGGATGAAGTAATTATCGATCGATGTCTGATCTGTTACAACCTGGTTTGTGCCGTTTAATCTTTGAACCGAGACGTCGTTTACGATCAGGGTGTCGTCAAAGGCCAGGTCAATCTGGGCGTATCCGATTCCTGATCCGGTATCGCTGAAAACTGTCGGGGTCGAGTCTGCGTACTGGCTGACTGTGGTTCTTGAGTAGAAGGTTGCATTTCCTTCTGCGTCCAGAAAGAAGCCACCGAATTCGCTAT